ATGAAGAACAAGGCAGAGGAGAAAGACTAATGGTATTAGGTATTGCAGATTCAGTCATTGGTGTGGCTGGTAAAGTTCTTGATAAGTTCGTTGAAGATAAAGATTTAAAGACCAAGCTAAATGCAGAACTAAAACAACAGATGATGTCTCTTGATCTTGCACAGGCACAGGCAAATATAGAACAGGCAAAGCATCCCTCTATCTTTGTTAGTGGAGCAAGACCAGCTATCATGTGGGTATGTTGCTTTGCTTTGGCATGGCAGTTTATATTAGCACCTATATCTTCTTGGATTATTATAACGTGGTATCCACAGGTAACACTACCATCACTGGAAACAGGTGAGCTTGTTAGTTTAATCATGGCCCTCCTTGGTCTTGGCGCAGCCCGTTCATTTGAGAAGTGGAAAGGTGTAGCCAGAAATAACATGAAGAAGTAATGCTAAACGAAAAGCAAGAAAAGTTTGCACAGGCTTACGTGCTGCACCGCAATGCAACTGAGGCTGCAAAGGCTGCTGGATATGCTGCTGCATCAGCTTATAATCAGGGCTATCGCCTACTTCAAAGTCAAGAAGTAATTGATAGAGTACATGAACTAGAGCAGCAGCTTGAGACTGATGTTAATGTAATAGAGGAAATAGAAAACCAGTATGAGTTTGCCAAAGCAAATGGACACACCAACAGTGCGATTAAAGCATTGGAGTTACTATCTCGTATTCGTGGTGCAAATAGTGATACTGGTTTATCTATGGATAAAGAAACATTGGAGACAGCTATCATAGGTTGCCTCAATGTATTGGGAGAAGAGAAAGTTGTACAGCTTTTATCTAAGTGTGACTTCGCTGATGCACTATTTGAAGAAAATGATAGCGACGATGCAGAAGAACCGTTTGAGGGCGGTGAAGAGAGAAAATCCATACTGGTAGAGTAAATATGGAAAATAATGTAAAACTTGATGCAACTAAAGTTGGAGATTTACTAGAGCTTCAAGCTGTATGTTGGCTTCTTAAACAGGGATATGAAGTTTTTCGTAATGATTGTGCCTGTGGCCCCGTTGATATAATAGCTTTAAATAAAGAAACAAATGAAATATTAAAAATAGATGTTAAAACTACTCATCTATGTGATGACCAAAAACGTATACGCATTCCAAAGTTAAGAGAGCTTCAAGTAAAATTAGGAGTAAAGATACTAACTTTTAATGAAAAAACTAATGATTGGATACTTGTTGATGGAAAGACAAAAGGTCAGCATATTTTGGCTTAACAATCTAAAAAAAACGGGCTAGGAAAGCCACTGAGTAGCCTTCTCTAACCCGTCAGGTATGTACCTAGCCGAAAGGTACTGATTCTTCTGTATGACGCTCCTAGCTTGATACAGAGGATTTATCTTATTCTGCCTTCTTCTCACTGGCTACAGGAGGATGTGACCCATTATGCATGGAATATAGCCTGTCACAGTCCTTTTGTAGCCTTTTAATATGTGTACTCATCTCTGCTATATTCATATGATCACGTCTCAAGTTCTCAGGAGATGACATCTTAGCCAAGATATCTATCCTTTGTTCTTGTGTCTCCGTAAGCGTGGCTAACTTATCACCCCTAGAATCTAATCTACGTAGACGTTGTTCCATATCTTCTAGTTTTTCTATTAACTGTTTGATCTGTAACTTTGCCACAGCACTAGCTCCTGCTACACTAAATAGTATACCAGCTAGAGTAACAACTAGGCGTATGTCTATGGCTCCTTCCACACACCTCTCCTATATACAGTTAACTACAAAAGCAGTTACCACTGAAAAATAAACTGTCGCTACGATGTATTTCATATTTATTTATAACTCCATATCCAAGGACGAGGATGGTGGTCCCCATCTTCCATTGTATCTAAATGTAAAAATCTACGCTCATACATACCACGTTGAGAAACACCAATACCTGTAAATTCATGTATGATTGCTAGACGCATTAATCTAAAGGCATCATGCCCACCCACTACAATATCAACAGCCCTGCCATATATGTGTGCAGAGTTTGGAGAGCCTCCTATTGTAGTATTATACGCAATATCTCTATATCCTGATGACACAATCATAGGCTTACCATAGTCTTCTCTCAGACGTATAAGCCGTGCCATAAACTCTTCATCCATATGACACTCGCCTGTACCTTTACAACTCATTTCTTCTTGGGTAAAGTACCCCCAATCACTCATTAACGCTCTCCTGTTATTTCTCCAACGTACCTGCGATACGTTCTCATTATTTGGTTACGTGCTTCTTGCACTGGTGGTTTTCTACCTGTACGTTTTTCAGTAGAAATAGCCCACTTTTCTATGTCCCTAATATTAGGGGGTGCTGGAATAAATCTTCCTTTATTTACAAGATTAACCAACATCTTTTTATCTAGCCTATTTTTAAACAGACCACCATCTGTTATTGCTAGTATTATATCTTTGTTGTTTAAGTCTGCACTTTTAGCTCTAGATATTAGATCAAACATTTCTTTTGCATATTCATATTCTTTTGCTAACCCAGTAGAATACGCCTCTACAAGCTCTTCTGTAGTAATAGGAGTTCTTTGTTGATACATTTTCCTAAATGTTTCTCCTGACTCTCCCATATTACTTTTAATATCATTAACTTTAAAACCTAAAGTATCTTTAATATCTGTTGTTTCTGGTTTAATACCACTCAATGACATTATCTGTTCATCAAGTCCTTTCTGTGCGCCACTTCTGGTAAAGCCAACAGGTATATCATAGTTGCCCAAGAAAGTTTCTCTCTGAACTCTCTTAGGTGCATTAAGAGATGTAGCAATATCTCTGCCAGATTTAACAATTCCCGGCTCAAAGACTGATAAAGTTTCAACAACACCTGTTCTAAATTTTTCACCAAGCGTATCTGTTTCTTTAAATACTTCCTTACCAAACTCATTCTGGTTGTTTATCATATTAAATGTTGCTTCTGCCAACATAGAAAGTCCAAAGGTTTCTTTGACAGGTCGCCATACTGATTCAGCAAAAGCTTTATCAAGGTTTTGATCTATGTCTCCACCAGAAGCTAAAGCCCTTAGACCTGCACGTATTGGGTCTTGTGTTTTAGCCCAAGGATTAATATAACTTATATTTATTCTTCTTATTTTACCCTTCTCAGGCTCACCTAAATAGATAAAGTTTGAACCTTTCTGCCAAGGTTGATCAAAAGCTTCAAAAGCTTCTTTCTTTGTGTAAGGCATTTCCTTACCATTTCTATCTACAACCTTTTCATCCATGCCTGTAAGGGCTACGCTACCAGCAGCAAGCGCAGGTGCGGCACTTTGTGCAGCAATTATAGATCCTAGCCTACGTTCTCCTGCACGTTTTTGTGCTTGGCCTACTAATAAACCAGTTTTTTTACCGTCTGCATCTACAGCTTCTTGACCAGTTTTCATTAACTCTCTACCCTCTTTCATATCTTTAAGGGCAGTTTTTATTATATTCTTCTGTGTCCGTATTATCTCTGTTGTAAATGCTAAGAAGTCAGCCATTGGTAATAGCCTAGCTCTACGAACAAACTGTGGCACACCAGCATAGTTCTGCATGTGTTTAGCAACTTCATTTGCTGCATACTCATCTAGCTGTGTAATATCAACTTTTCTACCATCACCAGTTATTATAGACCTTACCACTTCATCTGGGTTAGTACCCTTGTCACGAAGAACCTGTCTATAGTTATCTTTTTCACTAATAAAAGCAAACTGTTTCCACATGTCATCCATTGACTGATAAAATTTAACAGCCTTGACATTAAGTTTTTTTGCCCTCTCTACAAGAGAGTTTTTATCTTGCAGTGCTTTATTAGTAAAGTTCCAGAATGAGTCATCACTGGCATCTCCCAAAGCAGCACGGAATGCACCTATATCTGTACCACTTTGTAAGTATCCTAGAGAAATACCTTTTTCTATAACCTCATTTAAATCTTCATCACCCATGCTGCTAAGACCTTTAGCAACTTGACGTATCTGACCTATGTTTTTGGGAGACATATAACCAGCCCCCATAGACATCCAACCAGCACCAATAAAGTTACGAGCAATAGCAGTTATACTGTACACAGTCTTAGCCGCTCTAGTATGACCTTGCAACATTAAATAAGTTTGTAGAGGTTTTATCTGAGTAACACCAAAATCATTACCTCTTATAATTGCATCAGCAAGTTCTGGATAAGCATACAGACCATCCATACCTGTCTCTATGTCCTTTGCTAGAGGATCAACTACATCTGCTCTTTGGGGAAGACGGCCAGCAACACGAACAAAATCTCCTGTTCCTGAATCTGTTGTTCTAACTCCAGACAAAAAGCCTTGATCAGCTAAATCTACAATTTCTTTTTCATAGTTAATTTGAGCTAATGTTTGGTTTATTTTACTTATTGTTTTAGCATAGTTAACAAGCGGGTCTTGATACTCTCCCATTAACATTTTAATTTCTTCAGGTATGTCTTGCTTTCTAGCTAAGATTTTTGTTGGCCCTCTACCAAGAGCAGTGCTTTCACTAAATACTTTAAGAACATCATCTTCATTAGTATCTAGTATACGATTAATTGTAGTATTTATCTCTCCATCCGCACCCATAAAGTCATTGTATATTTTTTCTTCTTGTGGGTTAAGAGCTTCACCCCGTCTAAACTTATTGAGAACAGCACCAAAGGCAGGATTTCTTACTGCCGCTTGGTTTATAATATAATCTGTTGCTCCTTCTAGAATAGTGCGCCCATCTTTACCTTCTCTGGTAGTAACCTCTTTACTCCAGTTAGGATTATCAAACTTTTCATAAGAAGTTGTAAGATACAGTTCTGCATCATCTCCCTTCTTACCCATTGATGCTAATATTTTACCCTCTAACTGGGAATCTTTTTTAACAGCACCTGTTTCTAACAAGTCTGTTTGAAGCTTCTGAATATTACCACGCATGGTAGAAAGCTCTTTGCTTACAGATGGGGCTATTCTAGCGACTTCCTCTGATGCTTGGCGTTCACCTTTCAGTGCATCATTAAGAAGCTTAGATTGAGCAGAGCTTAACGTACCTAGTTTTTTAATACCTAAGTCTTTGTTTAGAGCTTTTTCTAATCTTTGAAAGCTTGTAGCAATACTTCTTTCAGACGAAACTCTTGCAGAGTCTCTGCGACGTTGAGCTATAGCAGCTTTATCTGTTGCCTGTTTTGCATCCTCCGCCATTTGCTTTGCTTGTTTTTTTATTTCAGACAAAGGTATTTTTTCATTGTCAGGTAAAAACTTATTATTATTTATTAGTTCTTGCTCAAAATCATCAGCAGTTTTTCTAGCAGAGACAATAGGATTAGAGTATATCCCACGCTTTACACGACCAACTATTTTAGAAATTTTACTTCTTGCCTTGTCAGGTGTCTCTGGCGTAACTTCACGAAGTGTTTTAATTTTAGTAGACCTATATGTGCCGGGACCAATTTTTTCTAAATCGCTCATTCCTTCTTGTGCAAACTGTGCGTTTATTTCACGCAGCTTTTCAAGAGGGACAACCTCTCCAATCTCAATAGTTAGTTTTCCACCTTCTTCTAATTGGTTTTGAGCTTGACCAGCAACATTCCTTGCGCCCAGATCACCATCAGAAACAGAAAGAGACGAAGTTTGTTCAGGAACTTTTGGCTGCATTGCCTCTTCTAGTTCATTCTGTCTAGCTAATTTTTTAATAGCTTTTTGATCACCTAATTTTTGAGCAAGCTTACCAGCACCAGCACCAAAAATACCGCCTAAACCAGCACCAAAAAGTGCAGCTTGTGCCGCTTGTATGTAATCTGTTTCAGTTTGTATAGGATCATCTGTTGCTTCAGAGATATCAATATTAAAAGATTGCCTGAGAAGGTTGTCAGCAGCGGAATAACCTGCACCACTTGCTGCTGTAGTTCCCCCTCTATTAATAGCAAGATTAGTTGCTGCTTTACCTCTAGCTTTCTTTAGCACCTCTGCACTAACTTTTTTACTAGCTCCAGTTTTAATAAACTGTTCAGCAGCTTCTTTTCCTACTTCTTTAGTTAAAGCTTTCTTTAGCTGATCTTTAAATGCAAACTTAGCAGCAACTGTAGCACCTTTTTGCCCAGCAAGTTTTGCTATACCACCAACACCAAAGCCAGCAAAAATAGATGCAACTGTTGTTGGGTCAGTTAGAGCTTGATAAACGGCATTACCAAAAGAACCAAGAGTTCCTTCAGTATTGTCCCAAGTATCTAAAGAGTTTATCCATGCCAGTTTAACTTCATCTGACATATCTAAAGCATCAGCGGCTGTAAGACCAATGTTGGTTAAATCATTACCCAATCTTGAGTGACGATTTCTAAACCAATAGTCTAGCTCTGCATCAGAACCTTTAAACTTTTCACCCCTCTCATGCTCATAAACAACCTGTGCATCTTTCAACCAATCCTTGTTTTTAACAAGGCTATCCATAGTATTCTTAGGAGCTTCTTCTTTGTCATCAGGCACAGCTTGAGGGCTTACCCCAGAAGTCTCAAAAAACTTTTCTAAAGGTACTAAATTACTTTTATTCTCTGTATCAGGTTGAGGAGTCTTTTTTTCTACAGGCTCTTTTGTAGTTTGCTGTACTTCTACAGGTTGTTCTGTAGTTTTTGTTACCTCTTTTTCTGTTCCAAAGAAATTAGACAAAGGTACAAGATTAGGTTCAGCCATTATATTGCCTTTTCAAATTCACCTGTTGATTTATTCCATCTTTGTACACCAGTTCCATCTGGAGTTTTATACAACTCCCCATCTACAAGTTTGTTTATATCAATAGCAGGTACTTTATTACCCGCACTATCTGTTGTCGTTGCAGTTGGAAGAGTTTTAGCATTTTTTAAAGTACGAGCTATATTTTCACCCTTCTTAGCTAATTTTGCCCAGTTTTTCCCACTACTTTCTAAATCTTCAGCTAGTTGTGTAACAACAGCTTCTAACTTAACAAGAGCAGGATCATCATCAGACAAAACTTGGTTATCACTTATTCTAACAGTTCTACCATCTTCAGTTACATAGTAACCAAGTATGTCTTTTGCCGTGGCTCTTAGTGTTTTATAATCACCATCATCTAGCTCACCCTTTTTTGCTTTTTCATTTAGTGCTTTAATGTAATCTGTTTCTTCATCAAGAAGTCTTGCATATATTTGTGATGCAGTATCTGATATTTTAAGATTTTCTGCTAGTCTATTCTTTTCAAAGTTTGCATCATCTATTTCAGCCTGAGTTGTAGCCCTTAATATTGCTTCATCTGCTTTTGAAAGTTGATTAGCTAATTCTGCTTTACGATCTGCCATCAAACTTGCAGCAGCAGCTTCTTGAGAGATAAGTTCTTTTTCAACTTTTGCTATTTCTTTCTTTTCTGCTCTTGACATTTTATCTTGTCCAGCAGTTAAGGCACTTAAACCAGCAGCAAGCTGATTAATAAATCCTTTAGTTTCCATTCCCGGTGCATTAATAGCTTTAACAGCTTCAGCTATAGGTTGTGATAACATATCAGAATCCTCAAACTGAGCCATTTGACTTTCTCTTAACCTCTCACGAAACCCTGCTTGCTCTTCAGCCCTTGCTTTTAATGCAGCCCTTCTATTCTTTTCTGTTGTATCTCTTAAAGCCTGTAAACCAGTAGGAAGTTTTTGACCAAGCCTACGAGCCTCTGCTCTATCAGGCTGTTCTATATTTGTTACACCCCTTCTTAAAAGTTCTTCAAAAGGCGCTCTTATACTTTGTGGTGATCTTTGTCTTAAACTTGTAAGGCGTGGGTCAACAGCACCAGCACCCCTTCTATTAACTACAGGTAAAGAAACTAAACCTTTACCAACACTACCACCTGCTGCTGTCCTTCTACCAGTAAAGAATTGATTAGCACTAAATCCTCCCTGACCAAAACCTCCACCACGGCCATAAATATTAAGTCCGGTCAAACCAAGGTTAAGCAATCCCTGTCCCATTGAGGTTGTAGGTTCTAGCATTCCAGTTGTAGTGCGTGTAGTATCAGGAGTTCTCAAAAATGGATTACCATAAATAAAACTAGAATATTGAGCAAGAGTACTTTCAGGAAACTGCTCACGCTCAAGAAACTCTGCAAACTGTTCATTTAGCAAAGCCTGTGCTTCGGCACGATCTTCCTGACCAAGCTGTTGCTGTAGTCCTCGTTCAGCCAATCCAATATTAAATCGCTGCTGTCCTTGTTGCTGTATATCACCAGCACGTTGCCGTTGTAAAGCAACCTCATCTCCAAACTGTCTATAAGCTTGCTCAAAGGCACGTTGCTGCCCCTTGGCTTCTATATCAGCAAGTAACTGACTTTGCTGTCTCTGAGCTTCAGCAGCCTGTAGAGCGGCCCTTGTGCCTAGACCAGACATACCACCAGCCTGTATAGCTTTTGCTTCTAATGCTGGCTGTACATCACGTTCAAAAACTCTTTGCGCTTCTCTCTTTTCTATATCTGTTACGGCACGTTGATAAGGACTCATTAGACGTTGAGCATCTTCAGCAGTAAACTGAGTAGGTGTGGCTCTAATCACCTCTTCAGCTTCAGCACGATAAGGTTCTTGTGTTCCTACAAGACCACGCAAACCCTCCATTGCCGCCAACTCTTCAGCAGTTCTAGGCGCAATAGTCTCACCGGGAAACTCTCTAAATCCCTCTGCTTTACGCTGTTGAAAAAGGTCTTGTGCTTCACCAAGAACCTCCTTAACAAAAGGAGCTATCTCTTCAGGAAGCTTAGAACTTTGTTGAACAGTCGTTGTAGTTGGTGTTCGTTTAGTTCTGCCAAACAAAAAATCTAAAATAGCCATTATGCTTTCCTTATCCTATATTTGATTTTAGAGCCTGTTGCAATGAAGCAAGGCCATTAATTTGATTTGGCTGCTTGGTTGTGCCAAATGCTTCTTGCCGTATATCTTTAATTGTTTCATCTAATACTTTTGCACCAGCATCAGAACTTCCATTACCTAGTGCAGCCACTGTAGCAGCATCTACAATATATTCATCAGGACTAACAGCTAGTGTTGCTACCTGTTCTCCTTTTTTCCTATCTACTATTGGCATATAGACATTATCTTCCATACCATGTCCCTCACCCGGAACCATGCCAGAGTAACCACCATATACCATACCACCTTCTTTCATACGCATCATAGCAAGGTTATCTAACTGTGACTCAGTTCTTAGTGCATCTTGAACAGCTTTTACTTTTGCCATTCTCTGTGGATCAGATGGCATTGGTTGGGCTGGAGGCGGTGACATTGGAGCCATAGCTTGAGGCTGCATCTGTTCCATCTCTTTTTGCATAGCATCTTGATTAGAGATGGTTAAAATTCTTTTTGCATCATCAACTTGCTGGCGAGTTATTCCCGCTCTTGCCGCTAGGTTATCTAACGCACTCAATCTAACAGTTTCTTTAATATCTTTATTTATGTTCATTTTATTCGTCCATAATTAGATTGAGAGAAAGTTTGATCTGCAATAAAGTTACTACTATTATTATACACTGAATTTTTAATTTTCCCAAATTCTTTTATTTTTTGATCCATGCGAAACCTACTGTTGTCAATAAATTGACCAGTATTTAGGTTTCCAAAAAATGTGCTTTGATTAATATTTTCAAGATGTTCTTTAGTAGCCATTAATTTAAATCCTGCCAAGATGTTTCTGATCCTAAACTTACATACCCCTTAAACTTCCCCGTGCTTGCTGAGTATGCAATGTCTCCTTTCTGTGGTCGCCCAATACTAGTTACAGTTACCACACGAAAGATGTTGCTTGCTGGTCTACTGTCAACCACGGTGTCCCTATTGTTTAACTCACCAATTAATATTGATCCCCATCTTTGTACTTCATTGTACATTTTCTTAATATCTTCTGTAGACATACTTTGTGGAAGGGTTGGGTATCTTGCCATTATCTTGCTCCATCACCTTGTATACCAAGTCTGATCGCTCCCCAACGCCAGCTTGTATTGTTAGAGCCACAAGATACCCGTACCTTTGCTTGCCTTCCTCTACTTCTAAAGTTTACTTTCTCTGTTGTATTTGTAATGTCAAACTCTTTTGTCACTGTCTCTGTGCTTTCAGGATATTTCTTGGTGGTGAACTTCATCTTAATCTTACCACCAGATAGATCATAGTCAGGAATAATTCTATTCATGAACATGATAGCATTACCATCATCAATGTCAAAATCACCAGACTCAACAAAAGACGGTAGCGTTTCCCCACTGCCCGTGAAGACAGATACAGGTTCATTGTTATAGATATTATTACCAGCAGCAGTAACGCCTGTTGTAATTGTGTTTCCAAAAACTTCCTTATCTGCAAAAGTTGTAAAGATCATTTCACCATATACCCAATAGTCATCTATTGGATTATATATTACATACTTATTACACTCAGTATTAGTTCCTGATGGATATAACCAAATAATCTCATTAAACTCTGAGTTCAATCCCGCAAAGACTTTAGTGTAATAGTCTCTATTAATATCATCAAAGATAAATCTACGCACTGTACAATTTATATCTTCTACCTGACCACTAAACTTGTGAAAGTTATCAAAGCCCATCCAATAAGTAACACCACCAAAGTCAATACCAGCATGTTGTCCTACCATGCCACAGTTAGTACCAGCCTGTGTAAATCTAAATGTAAACGGTGGTCCTGCAAACTCCATCAACCACAATGCATTATCTGTCCAGATGTTGATGGCATTTTTAGAACGAACTGCACCAATAATTTTCGTACCATCTGTTAGGACAACCTCACCAGCAGTAGAGCTTACTGATGGCACCCAGTTAGTTCTATCATCTTGATCTGACCACCTCACCAGCATAGGATTAAATGTACCACTTACTGTAGCTGTAGGTGAAAACTCATTCGTACCAAGACAAATAAGATGCCTGTCATTAGGTGACACAATAATAGAGTTAGAGCTTACTGGTGAAGTTGTAACAGATGTAGCCCTTGTTGGTGACACTGAGGCATCACTGTCAAAGTAAAATATATTACTGCCACTACGGTTAGCTACAACATCTTCACCCCAGTTGTCAAGGCTCCACTGTGTTACGTTAAATACAATACCAGATGACCCAGCAGATGCAGGTTGGTTCCAAGCTCTTGTCTGTGATGCACACACTGTAGCCTGATACTTTGCTGCACCATAACCAAGACCAGCAACAGCTACGGAGTTACCTGTAGGTATGTAATATTTAAATGTTGCTGATCCTACATCACTGCCTGTAGCATTAGCAGCATCAGTAACAGAGATAGTAAACACATTTGCACTATCTACAGAGACAATCTTATACGTATTACCCTGCAGACTAACATTATTGAATGTTGCAGCAGATGTAAATAACACATAGTCACCTACTACTCTGCCATGACCATTGTCAGAACAACAAACTCTGGTGCTGCCTGATGATGTACCAAATACATTGGACAGTGTTACTGCCGTTGTTATTGGTGTGATGTCAAATAGCTGATCACCCTCATGTGCATACAACTTTTCAGGCGTACCAAAGACTGCTCTCTTCTTACTGTTTGAATCAGAGTACACGATCAAGTCTCTGGCAGAACCATCAAAGGTTGCGCCCAAAGCTCTTGTCTCATAGCCACGTATGTTCTCAGGACGACCAGAACGAAACCGTACATAGTTGCCGTCAAACCAACGCTGACCTTCAGCATAGGCCGTAGTCTCTCTATGAAAGCCCTGTTGAAATTCAAACTTTGCTAGTCTAGTTGCCATAGTAGTTTATTATCCTCTACCTCTTGGATCAAGATAACCATTAGTATTTATATATACTGTACTATTAACGTCTTGTCTAAATGCTACCCTGCTTGCTGTATCAGTTCTAACTATATGTGTGCCAGAGGCCCACGTACCATTATTATTAGAACTATTCTCACCAGCATTATTTACAATATTACTAGCAGGAGTAGCATCTGTTACATTAGGATGTGTAAGAGTAATACGAACTGCATTATTACTCCCTGCAATTATACCAAGCAAACCAAGTATAGCTCTTACCTCAAAACCAGTTGGTGTAGTAACTGTCTGCAATACACGACTAGTTCCAAGACCAACACCATTTACATTTACAACCTGAGAATCAAAAATAAATTCATCTTCAAACTGAGTAAACCCAAGAATGTTGCTACTGCTATCTGTAAGAACAGAACCAATACGTCTGTAAGCAGAAGCAACTCCAGATGTTGCTACAAGGTTAGCTGCATTAGTTGCTGTATCAAAACCAGCATCAGTACCGCCAGCATCTAGCTCAACAAGATAAACATGATACCAAGTATCTGCTGACAAACTTACACCACTTGCCAAACCACCATTACCGCTACCAGATGCCCAAGTAGCATCAATCTTTTTAGTAAATGTAGAAGAGATAGTTAAATCAACACCATCAGCAGTGTCTCTTGCTTCACCAACTGCAATATCAATATCATGCTCACTATCACTAGTATTGTTAGATAGAGTAAGACCAGACAGATATCCTCTGGGCATACCACTAGCAACACCTGTTAGATTAGCACCACTTCCAAAGAAAGCAGATGCACATACCTTATCACTTATCACAGCATTTGCAGCAGTCACATTACCTGTCAGTGTTATTGCTGTGCCAGTAATACTAGTTGCTGCTAGTATGGATGTTGCAAGGCTAACACCTGTTAAGCTTGTTGTAGTAATACCTCCAGTGGTAATGCTTGTAGCTGTAAGATTAGTAAATGTATTTTGAGTAACAGGTGTGACAGTTGTTCCGTTAGTCACGTACAAAGCAGTAGAGCCATCTGTAACTGTTGTCCCTGTATTACCAGCAACCTTTATAACAATAGCATCAGAGCTATCATTATAAGAGACAGAGTTCTTTACAATATAAGTTTTAGAGTTATTGGGTATCAGAACATTAATTGTATCATGCGCTCCACCAACGGTTCCTTTAAACTCTAGTATGGCAGAACGAGACTGATCGCCAGATCCTTGATTCTCAGTTAGGGTAACAGTTGCAGCACTGCCCAAAGATACAGTGGTGTATCCAGCAATAGCATCATCAACGAGACTGATAACTCCATCGTTAAGGATTTGCCCCCAACTGTTTGGGTTCTCTCCATCCCCTTGCTTTGTCAAGCGTATGTTTGTTGTATATGTGCTTGCCATTAGACTGCCTTTCCTTTTTTTGCCTTTCTACATTCTGCATCTACTATGTAAGCCGCTGGAGATTGTTCTGTAATTACTTTTATAGATTGATGATATGACTCACAAACCTCATAACTAGGAAACCCACCTGTCATTGATCGTTCTAAAATAGGTTCTCCCATTGGTGATATTGCAATTACTATAGTTGAAAAAAAATAAAACATTACTCTCCTAACTCAGGCCAATCATAAAGTATACCAGACTTTGTTTGACTATTATCTTCATTTGTTGTATATGTTAAAAATAACGCAGCTACCGCATCAGTGTCTGCTGCATTGTCTATTGCTGTTTCCATCTCTGTAGCTTTGGTGCGAATAGCATCACGCCATGTTTGTATATTACTTGGCACAGCTATGTCTTTATCTGCTTTGCGAATAATAGCCCAATCTGTTTGAGCAAGCAAAGAACCTTGTTGATTTTTTACTTCTTGTTTAAGATTGTATTTAACTCCACGAACTATATCATCACCAGAGCCAGTATCATCTAAAGCTTTAGCTGTTTTAGTTATTGTGCCATCAGGATTCTGTGACCACTTATAAAGACGGCTGTCTGGCGGAGACTCAGGAATAATCTCTACAAGCCCTAAACTTTCTTTGTGTTCTTTAGGCCATATATTCCAATTAGCAGGATGTTGCACACCTGATAGATCAGTCCATGCTTTTCCTTCTTTAATTGTTTGACCATGATATTTCCACATTATTTTATTCTCCTATCGTGCCGTCGCTGTTTTGAACGGTGATTCAGCAAACGCCATGTATATATAATCACCACCGCTGGCATTCATTGCTGTATTTGTATTTTTTATCTTAAACCCATTCGACAAGAACGAGCATTTACGACTACCACCAGAATTATCTTCTTCGGCAAACTGGTCATTTGCGTTAATTTTATTATTCATTTCATTACCAGCCGTTGGATCTTTACCAGTTGCGCCAGCAGCAGAACCAAAATTACCAGAACCTCTAGCCGTATCAAGTATACTCCACCCATCAGAAGCATCATATCTTTTAAATATTATCCATCTTGGTTTAAAACCAGTGTAAACAAAAGGACCATCACTAGAACCATTACCTTCATAGATGTCAATCCTGCTAAAACCATCAATAGATTGAAAAGCATAGAAAACATGAGTATCTCCACTGCCATTAAATCCATTTCCGCTACCTAAAGTAAAGGTGGTTGACGAAGTTGATTTTATCTCTGTTGGAGAAACACCAGCATTTGTTAAATCAAGATACAAAAGTTTATTAGATGACTTTTCATAAACTCTCCAGTTACCAGTGGTGTTGCGTCGTTTAACCCATACCATATCAGCACCACCAAGACCATGACCAACAGTTGCATTGTCTGTGCCGTTTCCGGTGTAGGTGCCAACACTAAAGCCGCTTGTAGTTTCAGCTAACACTGTACTGGTTATACTGCCATTCTCATTGCTGCTTGTTGTGAGGCTATCATTAAGCCATTGCCATGCAACATAGCTTTCATTATTGGTGTTTACCAATGCATCATTGCTAACTTCAAAACCATTTTTCAGAAAGCGAGTTAGCGTATTTGCATTGGTAACTTCAGCATCATTTACATTTGAATGCAGGTCTTTTTTTACTCCACGCACTGCATCAAAGAGCATGTGGTTATCGTCGGCGTCACGGTTCTTGATCCAGACAAATGCAGATAGTTCACCGTTGCTTAGTGGGAGGTTGTCACTATTAAGTTGATTAAAACCTGATGGCGCAGTAAACTGAGACAATAAATCAGACTGCCCAAAATCAACGTCGCCGCTACGCCCAGTGTAAGATGCAAATCCAATCGTAAACTCACTGCCTCTTAGAGTGAATGTTTGATTAGTGCCAGCAGCAGGGTCACCAGTAAAACCCGTAGAACCGTCACGAAACTTTAGTGTGGTTGCGGAAACATCATAGACGCCAAACCATAATTTTTTTGAATCAGCATCAAAACAAATTACGTGAAAATCCCCAGAGCCATAAGTATGACTTGCAGAGGTTCCAGCATTATTGTTCAAAACTAAGTGTGCGGAACTGCTATCAAAAGATGCTTCCCACCCATTTGTATCAACATAAACGTAGTTATTTCTAGAAGTTAATCCCGTCTCATTTACAATCCACGGATCACACTGACCACCGCCGGAGGTGCTTGGTTTTGCTGCCCATATCCACTTACCGGTGGACGGAACCTTGAAGGTGGCAACAGCGTTATTCCATACAGTCGCCGCTGTTCCAGCTACAGCAAGATTTCCGTTTGACAAAGTAACCGCTCCACCCCAAGCAGATTGAAGAGGTTCCAAAGTGCAAAAATTATTTGTAGGGCTATCAGTTACTTGATCTGCTGCTACAAGATTATTTTCAGTAAAATCATTATTATTACCACTAACATCATTACCTGCACCATTACCAGTGCCGGGAGCAACTGCCATATCAAGGTGAAAACCATTTGTGCCATAAGAATCTGTATATTCTTTAGGAATCCATTTATTTGTTGATGCATCTAGTTGACCAAAATCAGAAACTGCTTTTGCAGTGCCGGGAACAAAGTTTATTTCTGCTAGATAACCATCAAACAAAGTAGCAACACTAGCATAATCACACGCTATACGATGTCTAATATTTGAACCAAGCACACCGTTTGAAGAACCGGGAGCGTTTGATGTGCTAAAGTTAGTTAATTCTACTCCATTAATATATAACTTAAAAGTAGTTGAAGAACGATAAGCATAAATATGTATCCATGACGAAGAATCAAGAAACTTTCTATCTGTAATATAGTTTGCGTCAAGACTGCTTGATAAAAGTAGTTTATATTCTATTTCATCACTGCTAGTAAATCTAAGATATTCAAGATTTGCTGATGAAGTTCCAGCTAAAAAAATAAATTGTTCTGCACCTAGTTTTGATCTTTTAACCCAAATACTAAAAGACCAAGCTGTTAGTGTGCTTTCAGAACCACTATAAGTTTTTTCTAAGTAAGAAGAGTCATCATCATTAAAGATAACACTATTACTTACTGAGTATAATTCAGTAAGGGGTTGAAACTGACCAACACGTTGTCCAGCACCATTACCTTCATAAAGAACTGCGTTAAAATATTTTTCAGGTAGGGGAACGGTTGGGTCTGGTAAGTTAGCAGCAGATAAAGTTTTAAAGCCTGAAGGTAAATCACTTGTCGTAGCAAAAGCTGATTGACCAAAATTAACTTCAATAACACCACTAGTGTCCATCCAGATTCCGGGTGCCCAAAATCCTGCTGGGATACTAGTAAACACAGCATTCGTAGTTGTTCCTGCTTCAATCTCTGCTTTAGTAGCACTGTTGTCATAAACGAGAGCATTAGAGCTAGACACGTCTACATGAGCAAACCACATAGCTTGTGCATCAGCATCGTAGAAAACGTAACGAAAATCACCAGCAGCTAGCGATGCACCTTTTGTACCTGTATTAGTTGTATTATCATAAGCACGGCCATCTTGAAACATAAAATAACCACGATCAGACGAACCAGAAAGTCTTTCTCCTGATGGTGACCAACCACAAGCCTCACCAAAAATACTAGTGTGTTTACATTCAAAAACCCACTTACCCGAATCTATATAAAAAGTGCCGTGGTTATTACTATATGCACTAGCAGCGGGAACGGCCCTAAGATTTCCATCTGATAAAGTTAAGCCACCGCCAAACTTATCAACTTGAGATAAAACACAAAAATTATTAGTTGGCGTATCCAACATTTGATCTGCTGTTGATAAACCTGAAGAAAAAAGGTTATTACCTAAAGTTGCATTGTCTACCCAGTTTACCTCACCTACATCTGCTGATGCATCTCCTTGCGCTACTACAAGTCTAACTTCATTTGTACTAGTTTGTGAAAATGTATGAACAGCCGAACCGTTACGATATACTTTAATAGTTCCACTAGATCGCTGTAGCTTCCAAGTATCGCCATTGGCTATTGTTGTTGCATTTACAACAACTGTTCCGCCATAATAAATATCTCTATTAGCCGCAACAGAAGATGTTTGCACATACCAACTATCTGTCATGTTCTGCATATTACCGGCAGACGAACTGTCACTAAACGTACTATCTTCATCAATCTCATAGAATCCAATAACAAAGTTAGCCATATCAATATATCGCCAACTAAACTCAAAGTCTCCAGTAAAAGTATCTACACTTTTAATTGCTTTATTATCAGTATCTGCTTGTATACGACCATCAGTAAATGTATATGATCCTGTAGCTCCGGTCCATTGACTTGCTTGAAATGAATTAACTTGATCACCAGATGTGCGAACATCTTGTCCTAAAAAGGTTGAATCCTCACCAGTAATGTAAAAGCCGTTAGTTCCGTAATTACCTCCCGTATATTTCTTTGGAATCCATTGCCCTGTAGCACTATCAGTTTCACCAAAGAAACTTGCATCATATGCTACCCCATCAAGAAAATGTGTTTCTGCTTGATATAAATCACTATAGATCATTGCTAAACTATAGCCATTACGACCAAGGTAATGAGGCTGTGTTTTATTTACATTTGTTTGGTGATTTTGTGACGGCTGGTCATTTTCATGTAAATCTGTTTGCCGTTCACCATTAACGTACATTTGATAGCGGTCATTAGCTACACTATCTGTAGTATCAACCCTTAAAACGATATGATACCAAGCTGCTGTATCTACAAAAAGCATGGATGGTTTAATTTTGCTAGTACCTTGATCTTCAAACCGTACACGAAAATCACTATGCATGTACAATAGAGCATATGAACTTGCACCACTAGGTATCCAAGATGCAAAAACAATATTGTCCGACCTTAACTCATTAAATTTTACCCACGTTGATAAAGTAAATGTTCTTCTATTTCCTTCAACACTAGGATAACGAGTTAAATAAGCAGAATCATCTGCATTAAAACGAATGGACTGATCAATCTCATACCCTGTAGATTGACCTCCAGAACCTGCCAATAAGTTATTACTAAATACCACTACTCTTTATCCTAACTATAAGCTTGTGTCATTACTGCTTGAATATTTTCAGCAGTATTATCAGAAGAAACAGATACAACTATATAATCTAATCTATCCATTGCATTATCATCCGTTGATAATGTTGGGGCTGTGCCTCCAATAAAATTAAAACATGCATTGTAGGACATAGTTCCAGAACCACCATCTTGCATTAATAAAATACTACCAACCTGTCCTACCCTTGCATTTGTAGGTCGTGCTAGTGTATGTGCAGCAGTAACAGAGGTAAAGAAATTCTGCGCTATACCAAAGTTAAGAGATACAGATGTTACACCATTAATAGCTGTAGTATGCACAGCAGCAGCCGCTGACTCAGTTAGCTGTAGCTGCCCCTCTAGTGAAGTATTACCAGATACTCGCACAGTGCCAAGGAAGCCAGCATTACCAGCAGCCGTTACTGTGCTAAGAAGATTGGTTGCTCCACCAACACTAAGTGTAGAGTTTAGGCTTACTGCACCAGCTATTGTTACAGTGCTTGCAAAGTTAGCTGCTCCTCCAACGCTAAGTGTAGAAGCTAGTGATGCTGCACCTCCAACAGTAACTGTACCGCCTAAGTTAGTATTACCAGAGACAGATACGTCATCCTCAAACTCTGCCTTACCTGTCGTTATTAGTGTACCACCAATAGAAGTGTTACCAGCTATATCTACTGTGCCAGAAACAGATACTGCATCTTCAAAGATTGCTGCACCAGCCACTGTCACTGTTGAACCAAAGTGTGCTGCACCTCCGACTGACAATGTAGAGGCTAGTGATACAGCACCACCTATAGTTACTGTGCCACCTATATTTACATTGCCTGATACAGATACATCATCTTTAAACGTACCAGCACCCACCACAGTAACCGTGCTTGCTAAATTTGTAGCACCACCAATGCTTACTGCACCGCCAATGCTAACCGCACCACTGACAGTTACTGTAGACTCAAACTTAACTGCATCACCAAAAGTTTTATTGGTAAGAGTATCAGTAGTAGATGTACCAACTATTGTTGCTGTGCTAACTGGTAGTGTAATAGTTAGGTTGCCACTATAAGAAGAGTGAGGCGGTGATTGTAGTTGAGCATAGTGAGCATTACCAGACTCACAATAAAATCTGATATATGCAGGATCAGAGGCACTTGTTCGCAGATCAATAGAACCACCTGATACAGCTACTGCACCACCAACTGTAAGTCCACCTGATACTGATACAGCATCTTTAAAAGTAGCTGCACCAACAGCAGTTACTGTAGACCCAAGCTGTGCGGCACCAACTACTGTAAGTGTCCCACCAACTAAAACATTATTTACAGATATGTTACCTTCTATTGATGTACTAATACCAGTAAGGTTTGATCCGTCTCCATAGTATGCACTTGCACATACTCTTGCATTAGCTGCCTGAACATTGTTACCAGTTATTGTTACTGTACTTAGAAAGTTTGCTGCACCACCCACACTTAGGCTAGAAGCAAGACTTACTGCACCACCTACGGTAACTGTACCACCTAGTCTTGTATCACCGCTTACACTTACATCATCTTTAAATGTTGCAATGCTACCAACAGTAAGTGTAGATGCTAGAGATGTAGCAGCCGCTACAGTTAGTGTTCCATTGATATTAGCATTGCCACTTACAGATACACCACTCTGGAACGTAGCTGCACCTACAACATTGAAGGGTCCGCTAACAGATACACTACCACCAGCATGTATAAATCCTGATACAGAAATATTTGTAGTAATACCAAGTTCAGCTTCTACGTTTGTAAGATTAGAACCATCACCATAAAACTGAGCAGCAGTTACATTACCTACTACATTTAAATTACCACTAACAGAAACATTGTCTCTAAACTTTGCAATGCCACCTACACAGACAGATGTTGCTACATCTAAACGACCACTAACTGATACGTCATTTTTAAAATCTGTTTTAGAGGTAAATGTCCCTGCACCAGCCGCTGCAAACGTACCACCAACTGACACATTGTTTTTAAGTATAGCTGCATTCTCTACTGTAACTGTAGATTTAAATGTAGCAGCACCTACAGCCGTTACTGTGCCTTGAAGCTGTGCTGCCCCTGCTACTGTTGCTGTAGAGCCAAAGTGTGCAGCCCCACCAACTGAGACTGTGCTTTGTAGATGTGTAGCACCAGCCACTGTAGCAGTGCCAGCAACATTTAAGTTGCCACCTACTGTAGCATTACTGACAGATATGTTACCACCAATCGTAGCTGTTACGCCTGATAGATTAGAACCATCTCCGTAGAAAGCACTGGCGCATACTGCGTCATCAACATGTAGGTTTGCATCCAGAGATACGTTACCAGTTACTCCTAGCGCACCAGTAATCTGCACTGCATTCGTTGCCAGCTTCAGTGCAGTATTTTCTCCATCACCAGTTTGTACAGCTTTGAGAGAAGTATTAACACCAGTGTTAGTTGCAGAGGAACTAACAAGTATTATCTTCTTATATGTATTTGATATTAATTGTGTCGTTAAGTCTGTCATACTAGATTCCAATGTTTATCTGTTGATCCCCAAGCACTTGAAGCCTCGCTCCATGTAAGATTTCTACCGCCCACATCTGGACGAGGATTGAGAATAGCTGGATTATCTCTTACATCAGGTACTTTATTCTGAGGATGGTTCTTCAGATCAAACTGTCCCTCAAAGTCTTCTGGGCATACCAGCATCCCATAGCTATTCAGTTGCATTACTCTGTGTGGATATACAAACCCACATATATCGCACATGGCTAGAGCATTTTTATTACTAGCCATTAGATATACCTCAATTTAGGAACAATATGCATAGAGGCACGTTCTCTATCTTCCTCCATCGCTCTAGCTAACATTTCTTCATAGTTTGCTTTTAGCATCATAATTCTATTTTCAGGAACAAGTGGACGCTTCATTGACATGTAATAAGCAAGACCACAAGTTAGACAGGGTAAAAATCTTTTAGGCAAGTCTGCGTTTTGTATTGCAGATTTATTTACATCTTGAAGCTCTGAGACAATCTCAAGCTTTAATATGTCTGTAGAGTTATCAGGCAGAGGCCATAAAGACAGCACTGCATTATCACGCCCTCTACGAAGAGAGTATTGATTAGGACGGCCCTTCTGCGTCTTATTAGGTATAAGAAGATACTCTTCAGGAGTTATACGTTCTAACTGTAAATCTGTATCATCTCTATTTATAACAACTTCTAATGCATCCACAGTAGAGGAAGATAAAGAATAGTTAGCTAGACTTGCAGATACAGTTACATTAGAAACAGAAGTTGTCCAAAGAAGCACACCTCTGTTCTGCCAATCTTTAAGCATAAGGTTTATAGAGCGACGAGCAGAAGCAGGTTCATGACCAAGAGTATCCTCACCCCCAATCATTTCTGTAGCTTCTTGTATAACCTCATCTATGTCAAGGTTAAAGTCATATGTTCCTGAAACTGCCATTATGCTTTAGCCCTTTTTCTAGTTGTTTTCTTTTTGGCAAATGTTCTGACGTTAGTAGGTTTACCACCAACACCTTGAGCTTTTGATCGTTTTCTTGCTACTGCGCTTCTTCTTTGTGCAGCAGTCATTCTTTTAGCTGTAGCTCTTGGCACACACTTTGGATATTTTCTTTTGCTTGATTTTGTGGACGCACGACCACAGGCTTGGAACTTGCCCTTAATTTTAGGCGCACCAATGTCCACCCAATCTCCTTTTGGACCTTTCCCAAACCATTCTTTCAAGCTCATGCGTAAGTACCACCACGCTTCTTGTATGTCCTAACCAACCAAGCATTAGCATAGGCACTAGGATATACATCAAACTTACGTTTAGCTTCAGACTTCACCCGTGCATACAAAGCTTTATTCTTTGGTGTAGGTGATTTCTTTTTAGCTGTAGTCTTACGTTTTCTTTTTACTGCCATTTTTACCTCTTGCTTTTCGTATAGCTTCTTTACCTTTTTTAAATATAGAAGCTACTTGAGTTTTACCCATAACTTTGGCACGTTGTTCTCCCACAGTTAGTATCTGTATCTTACGAGCATAAGGTTTATTTATTCGTTTAACCTTTGCCACTGTAGCTCTAGCATCTGCTGGAGTAGCAAACTTTATACCAACTGTATCTTTTGGATTCTCATCAGTATAAAGTCTGCGTCCAGAACCTTTAGGCTTTTTTCCTGTACCAACTTTAGGATCACGTTTTTTACGCATTACCTTGCACGGCCACCACGAGAACGATATTTAGTAGCTTTACCACCACGCATCCGGCGAACTGTTCCACCTTTAGATTTATATTTAGTAGCTTTGCCACCACCCATTCGACGAACTGTTCCACCTTTGGACTTGTACTTGGTAGTTTTACCACCACCCATGCGCCGAACAGTGCCGCCTCTGGATTTATATTTAGTAGTTTTACCACCGCCCATGCGACGAACTACGCCACCTTTGGACCTATTCTTCGTCCTCTTCATCATCTTCAATCTCCTCTGCATATAGATTGTTAAAAGTAATATTAGGGTTCATATAACTGTTATCTATTTCTGCTGAGTGTATGTATTGACTTGGTGCAAAGTCTGGCGCACCTTCACCTGTGACCCACAAAGCAGGGTTAGTTACTCTAACTCTGTTATTAGGTAACGCCACAATGTTACCTGTAAATTCATCTGCATCTATGAGTTCTAGCACATGTGATTGTTTATGCTGTGCAGGATCATCTGAAATATAACTATCAGTATAATCTATGGTAAACATATAACGACCTGTGTAGAACTCTCCATTTATTTTACATATCCAAGGACTTGAAGATACTCTATCAAGAACAACTACAGCATGGTTTCTAGAAGAACAGTCCCACGGTTGTGCAAAATGTGTTGGCATTAGTTCAGGCCACTCATCCAATTCTGTATCTGCAATCAAAGCAGCTATTGGCATTCTGGCCCACATTGCACCGCCATGTATATTTTCTTCTTCATCACATCCAGTAAATACTACCTGAAAACTTAACGATCTATCTGGTACAGTATTTACTGCAAATGCTAGTGCATGTAAATATTCTCCTTCATAATCTTCATGGTTACTAGTAAACTCTTTACGCACCCAACACTTAAAGTGTGGGATATTAGAAATTAAATAGGACATTTATTTGTTAGCATCTCCATCGTCTACGAGCTTGTCGGAGCCGACTGTTAGGGTTACGTGCAGCCTTTGGAAACTTCTTCATTTGTCCCGCTGATCTTGCACAAAATGATTTACGTCTTGCGGCCCTTGCTTTAGTCCTTGGTTTTCTTTCTGTTACGGCAGTTTGTAGTTTAGAACCGGGGTTCTGTCTACGATATTTAGCTACACCTTTTTTAGTCATGCCAGCACCAGCCTTGGTAGGACGCTTCATGCCCCGACCAATAGTAATGCCTTTCATATTACTAGGCTTTCTTTTTCGCTTTACTGCCATGTGTGTACCTAAATTTGTTTTTTAAATATTTACATAGATCGTTGATATACTCTTGAAAGTCTTCATAGTCATTCTTATCTGGTTTAGTTCCTGAGAAGTCAATAAGACTATAGTCGTCATATCCCTCTTCTAGAGACTTATTGTATCTCTTGAGAAACTCTTTAGTAACCACGAAGCGCCTTTCCGAAACCTCTTACCTTTCCACCCATACGGCGTTTTACTTTACCACCACCTTTTTTAATTTCAAAGCCAGAAGCAATAAGCTCATCAAGCTCTTCACCAGTGGGCATCTTGGCACGACCTCTACTACCCAATCCCATTTCTTCAGCTACCACACTGGCTGGAGGAGCATACTCACCACTTTTAAGCATACCAGACATGCCTAAACGTCTGCGGGTAGCTGGTGACATTTCTTTTTTAGTTGGAGCAGGAATTTTTGAAAGAAGTGGTCCTTGTTGAACTTCTTGTCCTTTAGGTCCAGTAGCACGGCGTCTAGGAAGAATATTTGAAGACTCCTCTCTCATATCTCTTTCTTGCTCACGTTTTAATTTTGCAAGTTCTTTATTTTGAGCAGGAGTTCTTTTTACTTTATCTTCTTTTTTCTTTTCAGGTTTAGCTGCTTTAAGTTTTGCTTTTAGTTCAGAAGGAGATAATTTTTTTATTTCCTTGATTGACATACCTAAAACTTTAGCAGCATTCTTTTGCTGTTCAGTTGCAGGGGCTGGCCCACGCCTTTTACGTTTACGACCTCCCTTACCTTTTGCTTTTGGTTTAACTAGTTTAGATACAACTTTAGCAGCAGCAGCACTCATTTTATGATCCTTTCATTTCTGCACGACGACCACGAATAGCTGCTCGTTTTCCTTTACGGCTTTTTTCTTTGGCTACTTTAGGCATTACTGGTCCACCAAACTTAGCATCATATTCTTCAAAAGCCATACCTTTATCAGAGCTATCTATAGTGATTGTTCCAAATGGTGTTTTAACTCTAGACTTACGGCCAGACATGTCATCAGCAAAATATTCTTTCATTGTCTCAAAGCCTTTGTTGCCAGCCATTGTACCACGACCACCGCCAACAGATTTTTTCTTAGCCTTCTTAACTTTTTCTATACCTTGACTCATAGCACCAACATCAGGTGTTGTTTGCTGTGATTTAGCATCAAACATCATTGCAGGTGCAGGTAGTGCTTGTTTTTTAGGTGCGGGTGGTTTTCTTTTAGGACGGGGTGCTAAAATAGGAGCATCACTTCTTCTAGGTTGTGGTCCTGTGGCACCTTTTGGAATAAGCTCATCTCTTTCTGCTCTTTTTCTCATGCGTAAGCGTGATACTCCTGATTTAGATTTAGGAAGAGTAACATCACTTGTGTCTACATTTAATTTTTTACTTTTAGGTTTAGGACGTAGATTAGTTCTTTGTAGACGAACATCACGTTCTTCTTTAATTTGTCGTTTTATTTTATCTAATTCATTTTGAGCAGACGCAGGAAATTTATCTCCAGCAATTCTTTTGCGTGTTTGCAAAGTTTTTCGTCTCTCTAAAAGTTTACGTCTTTCTGCTGAAGTCATAGCTTAACTTTCAACTTTAAAAGCTTTGCCCTCATCGTAGTCTTCGTCAACTACAACATCTTGAGGCGGTCCTTTTACTTGCGGTCCTTTACGTGCAGCACCATAGCCTTGACCAGTAGGACGACCTACGATCTCGTCAAGGTTATGTGGCCGTTTGATAAGTGTATGTGGTCCCGGCATTTATTTTCTCCTTTTGCGTTTCTTGCGCCCTGCTTCGCTAAGTGCGATAGCTATGGCTTGTTTACGACTTTTAACTTTTTTACCAGAGCTACTTTT